GTCTACATTGCACCCGCTATCTTTGTGGTAATGCTCTCCATGAAACATCAGGATATCCTCTTTCTATTAATAGGAAGGGGCTACCAAGATGCCTACGGGGTTTAATCCCCTAGTAGGATGGAGGGACCAATGAGATACGATTATAGATGACTTGCCTTTCGGTAAGCCGAACTTTAGTCACAGAGCCCAAGGATCCAGATTTAACTCCAATAATTAGTGCACCAACAATTAATCCAGATGTTGAATCTGAGATTAAGAAGTTGATACCTATAGTAATGAAGGAAAACCATCTGGCCATTAGTCGTCCTGTATGGAAGGATTTCCATTTGACAACTAAAAGAGGACCGAACGGTATTGCCTTGTTATCATCCTTTATGGATGCCCACTACTTGACTGAGGGACTCATGGAGTCACTCAGGATAGTTGGTGGACAGAGTCTTTTGGACACTGTTAACAGGGTACGCACGTACGATCTTCCAAAGATTATCACCAGGTTTAAGATTAAGGACCATAAGCCCTTACTCCGTAAACTTTCTATAGTGAGAGACCCAGAGGCGAAGGATAGAATAATTGCTATCCTCGACTATTGGAGTCAAACATCATAGAAACCTCTACATGACAAGTTATTCAAATTGCTAGAGTCTATCCCTTCGGATATGACTTTTAGACAAAGAGAATCCCGGTCAATATAGAGAACTGGGCCTTTCAGCAGTCTTGATCTATCTAGCGCGACCGACAGGTTTCCTGTTTCAATACAGGAAGTTGTCGTCTCAACCTTGGTAGATGAAGAATATGCGAAGGCATGGAGGTCTATCCTTACGGATTACGAATTTTATACACCGTGGACTAACAAGTTCATCAAGTATAGAATTGGCCAGCCCATGGGTGCATATAGTTCATGGTCCGTTTTCTCTTTATCCCATCATATAATCGTCTTGTGTGCCGCCCATAAAGCTGGTCTTCACCAGTTTAGGGATTATGCACTTTAGGGCGATGATATCGTCATAGCCCATCCAGGAGTCTCTAAGTTTTACAAAGAGATCATGGCTGGGTTAGGCGTAGGTATTTCTCATCACAAGTCACATGAATCGAAAGATACATATGAGTTTGCGAAGAGATGGTACCGTGATGGAATCGAGGTAACTGGAGCACAACTACGTGCCTTCACCAACAATACTAAATGGTATAGCATTGCTAATGAGGTTAAAGAATAGTGCGTCAAGTGGAGTACGGATATAGAAGATACGGAAACCCAAGTCTTCTCATCCATTTATAGAGCTCTCGGAGTTAGCCCGTCCATTATTGGGCGGCTAGCTGCTAAGAGTTCTAAATTTCTATCTATCCCTTGGGATAGACCTGCATTAACTTACGATGAACAAATTTT